CCCAGTCCGAAGTGTCGATTCCCATTTTTTGCATGAGTCTCAAACACACGCTGCGCCAATATTTAAGTTCCTCCTGCATCTTCTGACGACGCTCGTCCACACCGGCCAATTTCTCCAATCCCTCACAACAGGTCTTATATTCAAGCCTCGTCATTTCACGAAGACTGTCTGTCCGGTTCCATGTATACTGCAACACGATGGACTTCTTGAACTCTTCCCGGTCTCCGTTGAACGGCAGCTTGTTGAACAAAGCGTAAAACCGGGCGAAATTGGTTATTTCCTGTGCCATATCATCCTTTCACTTTTTTCTCCACCGAAAGGATAGCCAGACTTATCATCATAAGTTTTACAGACTGACTGTCCTCCTCAAGCAAATCAATATCCGCAACCACAGGCTCACCGCTCATGGCGTTCCATACTTGCTCTACCTCTTCCGTCTTCTTTTGGTTCATCAAAAAGAGATACGCATCATACTCGGAACGATCAAACTCAAATACGACCTGAACTTTCTGTTTTTCTTCCATAGTTCCTATCATTTATTGTTTTCTTTCTTCGTTACTTCATATCCTTTTTCTTTAAGATACGTTGCCACATAATCATCATTGCCAAGGTCATTCAGCACATCAAAAAGATAACTTGACACATACCCTGCAACGGCATGTGCCGATGCATAATCAATTTTTTCAGAGATAAACTCCACCTTCTTGGTTCTACCCAATCCTCGAAATGCTTTTTCAATGTCATTCATAATTCTATATTTTAAACTGTTATTCAAACAATACTTTAATGCCGCATGAACTCGCCACGTCAAGTTCCAGCTTCGCGCCTTTACTCAGTTCCCAGTCCTTCAGCATATAGATATACTCACAATCCAGAAGCAGGGCGATATCCGCCCGCATGTGCTCTCTCCAATGGGCCTCATCCGGTAGCCCGTTCTTAAAAGGATTGACCGGGGAAAAGCCCATATTTCTCAAATTCTGTTCCGCATTGGCAAACGCACCCTTGCGCTCGTCAATGTTATAGTGGGCTATTGCCCCGCTGATGTAAACCTTGTCTTTTTCCATATCACAAATTATTACTCGTTTGAATGATTCCTTCTTCCCACACCACATAATAGCTGCCGGCCTCACCGATGGCACGGCCTTGACAATATGCCTTATAACCGACCACCCGGATCTTCATGTCGCAGATATAACGCAAACGGATCGCACCGCCTCCCATCGGCTGGCTCTTCTTTTCCTGGCTGATCCAGATGAAGCACTTTTTCGGGAAACGCTTCATCAAGGCTACCGCATCCGGATACTCCCATTCCGACACCTGATACGAATCCACGATGATAAACTTCGGGGACTTCGGCCTCTTCAATCGGTCTATCAGTTCCTCATAGGTCTCGTCCACAACCACACGGAACTTGCCTTGCACCTCGTTCATCTTCAAATATTCCATACGGCGTTGGAATGTCTGGTTCACGCCCTCTTCATAACTCAAGTACAACACAAGGCCGTATTTGCACAGTTCCTTGCCAAGCTGCATCACAAAGCTGCTCTTTCCGCTGGCACTGGCACCGCTGATGAACCAGGAGGCATTCTCCGCAGGGAACCCGAAAGGCTTGTTCCATTTCTCACCCCACGGCAACGTCACCCATTTCTTGGCGGCTATGTCTTTCGGACTATATGCTCGTTTCATGGCTCTTTTTCTATTGATTCAATCCTATATTTCAGAAACCCTTTGATGATATGCGGAGGATGGTGTATCGGGCAGAATTGCCCTACGTGAAGCCCCCAATACGGGACATAAGCATCTTTCCATATTTCATTTTGAAATGGTCCGGCTTCCTCCACAAGACCACCTTCATTTACTTTGAGCCATAACAGGTCTTGGCCTTTGTCCTCTAAAACTATCTTAACCATTTCCTATGCCATTTTAAGTTTCTCTATCTCGGTATATACTCGCCTCAGACCTCCACGTGTCTTGCGTACAATCTGCGCTATATCCGCACCTGCCGGGGCATTTACTTTAGCCACCGTCCGAGCTTGGGCATTCAAAAACGCCTCACGCTCCTTGCCGTCATCAGGTGTCACCTTGCTGTAACGGTCTCCATAACGGCTCAACATCTCGGTATAGCCCACTTTCTTACATTCTATCGAACGGTTGATCTTTTCTTTCAAACCATCCGCACCCATCATATACCAGGCACAACTGCGTTCGGTGGCATTCCACAAAGCCTTCAGCTCAAGGAACGCCTCATACTGCAAATCCCCGGCCTCGTCCAAAATAATAAGCGGATTCTCAATGGAACGGAGGTAATAAGTCAAATCCTCGTATACATCGCTATATTTACCTTTGGCATCCACTCCGAACTCCGCAGCTATCTTACGCACCAGCTTCAGCTTGGTCTTCACCTGCGAGCAGTCGATATACACGGCATTCTTGTGGTTCTGCACATAATACCTTGCGGTAAAAGTCTTTCCGATGTTTGGAATGTCGCATAGGATAGCCGACAGGCTCGACTGCTGGGAGAACTCCAGCTGGGCGGTTATATACTCGAACGTGGCGGTCTTGGCAACCTTCCACTCCATATCGGCACGGAGGCCCACACCCAAACGACGGGCTATACTTATCCAGTTGGCATCACTAAGGGCTTTATCCGTCTGTCCGTTCTTAATGGCACTGTACACCGATGTGCTGATGCCAAGGGAGGCGGCATGTTTCGCGTCACTCGGATAGTTCGCACGGTTGGCAGCTATCGCTCCCAAAATCTTCTGTTTTTGCGCTTCTGTAATCATAATTCAAACGCTGTTATAATGTTATTCTAATCGTATTCTTACATATCTCCAATAGCCATTGCCGCCATATTGGTCGGCTGCCATTCGTAAGCTTCATCGGGTTCTTCAGGAACAGGTGCCGTAGGTAATACAAGGCTTTCCGTTTCCTCATCTTCTTCCTCACGTTGGACCGGTGCCACACCTACCTGACCGATAGCGTTATCACGTACCCATTTGTCAAAGTGACTCATTATCTTTGCCTGTTCCGTATAAGCTGCCTTATCTTCTTCGGTCTGTTCCGCCATTACACGGCTATAAGTCACAACCGGGCGCACCTTGTCGATATAGCGGTCATTCTGATACAGGAACACATCGGTCGGTTTGCCTTCCTCATCCGGCAAATAGAAAGCCGTCACCTTGCGGTTATTAGGCTCCAACTTCTCAAGAACCTCCGGACCACTCAGCCACCAGTCAGCGTACGCCACACGTACCGTACTGTTCCGTCTTACGCTTGTTTCCACCCTCTCGCCGATATAACGGCTCAGGGTCAGTTTGTCAAGCGGGCGCAGAGTCGGGTTGATCCTCGCCACAAGCACATCCCAGCGGGTCATACCCGGATATTTCTTCTGGTTGGGGTGCAGCGTGTTGTTCCACTCCGCACAGTCCCGGCGGTCATCGGCCACAAGTTCCTCAAACGTATAATATTTCCGATCCTCGTAAGTATGGTTCCCACTGTCGCTGATTTTCTTCTGATCCACACGCCGTGCCCCTTTACCGTACCAACGACCCACCCCTTCATGGTTCTTATGGGCGATAGTTGTCTTGAATGCGCCGTTCAACGGTTCGGCATATTTGTCCTGAGAGTTCAACGGTGCACAAAAGCGCACAAACTTGAACACCTCACCGGCTTTCAGGAAGCCCTCCTTGTACTTGCTCATCAAATGCTGCTCCACCTCGATACCGGCAGGCATCCCCCACCCGTTACGCTCAATCAGGCGGAACATATCCCGGAAACAGGCAACCACAAGGGCTTCGTCTTTATCACGGCCGTAAGCAAGCCCCACACGGCACTGGCTCACCATATCGTAGGCATAATAAGCATGTACGTATTCACCACCCTTCATGCGACGCGGAAGATCCACGTCATCCATCGTAATCTGGGACAAGGAGAACTCTCCACTGTGGCGGTGCATGTGTGGCATTTGCTCGTGGTAGAATTCCGACCACCCACGACGCTTTTTCTCTATGAGTACCTGGTTGGCCGGCTTGTTCAAGATGTTGCGAATGGTACTTTCGCTCAGTTCTTTCGGATCACCGTTCTTATCCGTAAAATCGTTATGGTTGAATATTTCCCCGGTTTCCAAATCCCATACCTCCAACTCACCACACACAAAGGAGATATACATCTCGTGTACGTCACTGCCATAAGGCTGGTTCGGCAGCACCGTGATGCTCAGCACGAGACGCTCGGTCTTGTAATCCACTTTCCTCGCGCACTGGTTACCGAACTTTCCACTGATAAGGCACTCATAACCGTACTGCTTGTACTCGTTCACCTTCTTTCGGAAACGCAAGGTACTCGCCGGCAGATCATGCCCGAACTCTTCGCGCAGCGTCTCAATGGTAGTAGCCATCATGCTCCAATCATACTTCTCTCCCATTAACTTTCGATAATCACGACTACGATTGTACAACTTGATACAAGTATTCAGTACTGAAGCATTTATCGCATACTTTCTGGCAAGCTCGTCAGAAGCCTTATCGCTGGACTGCCGGGCAGCCCAATCCATAAAGAAAGCGACGGCAGCCTGATCAAGCTCGTAATTCGATATTATCCAGCCACGCAAAAGCACGGCATTGCCACCAGGATATTTCTCCTCGACTTTTTCTTTGTAAGAGGTAGGCAGACTATCAATAACAATCAAAGCTCCATTTCCTTTCGCTCCACCACCACGACGTGCTACCTTTATCCGGCCACTGGATGCCATATACTTGTAATTCGGAACAGTCATTATTCCGCCATCAACAAGTTCACGAAACGATATGCAAAGTTTGTTATCGAAAAATTCCATACTCACACCTCCTTATTTCAATGCGGCCGCAAAATTTTGGATGCTGTCTATATTGGAAAATGTCACATTATCATAATGTCTCACCTCTTCCCCTTTATAAGTCACCACACCCGTGCTGTCGTTTTTACTGATCTCTAACAATGCGCCGTTCGGAAAATATTGGCGTATCACGTTATCATGGTCGTGTAGTGTCTCCATAACCGGAGCCACCGCCATTACAATACCACCACGCTCACGGGCGGCCTTCTGGATCCTACGGATGGTATCCGTATCCTGTTCAAAACGCAGGGCTTTCCAAACCGTCACGCTGCTTACGTTGAAAGCCTTGGCCAAAAACTGGCGATCCTCACTTGTTACATGAATATACTTCTTCATATCTCACTTGATTTTAATATCCTAATTCGTTATATTTGTTGCGTTTAAAAAAAATAACCGACTTATGCCTCAAAATCCGACATCACTGCCTTTCTTGGTATCTTACGCTGATACTCTCTCATCAGCGAAGAGCAGACCTCTAATCCAAACAGCCCTGACAGCGATTGCATCTCTTCAAGAAATTGACTGCGTGTGTATCGACAACATAACGCTACCTGACGATATTGCAGAAGCCGGCGCTCGACTTGGAGCATACACGACAGCTGATCTTGTCTGGTTCCACTTCTCAAAGCATTCACTAATGACGCAAAAGGTGTTCGAGAAAGCCGTTCGCGGACTCTTTGCTCATAGTCAGTTGGGAAGCCCGGTATGGGTGTTTCTTCTGCCGGAGAAATACCGACATCTTTACCCTTCTCCGTGGAATTGATTGTTCTTTTCATAAGTCACTCATTTTAGTGTCTATATCTGAGGGAGTCCAGGGAATCGAACCCTGGCGCAAGAACCATACACTCCCGTGTGTCTTTCCACACCGCCACCCGTCTCTTGACGCCTTCCGGGTTGTCACGCTCGGTTTTCCGTTATCCTTCAACACTTTCACCTTTCTCTATAACTTCAAGAAGCATTATAAACTTCTCACGTACAGACTGCTTCATCTCCAGTTCTAATGTATGCGCCAGATTTGAAGCTGCACTGGTACTGTTCCTGCGAATGCTTCCGGAAAGAAGACTGTCAGTCAAACTGCTTATCTTGTTTTCTATAAACAACTTTGCTTCCTCATGACTGCCAACGGATAAAACCGTTTTCAAAGCGCGGTAACAAGCAAGCTCTCGTTGTGTTTTGTACATCTCTTCAGCATACCAGCAAAAGAAGTGTTCATAGTCCTCGTTCATCTCTTTGGTGTACTTGTCAGCTTGTTGTACCAAAGCGTCTATATGGTTCTTCACAAAACTGAATACAAAATCCCAGCAATCCATTTTCTTATTTTCCATAATCTCACTTATTTAAATTCGTTTATAATCGGTTTCAAACTCACGCCGTAGCAGCTCATCAAGCGCCGAATAAGATTCTTTACATAAAAATCAGGTGCGGAAAACACAATCCCGGTCTCTTCAGTGTATCTGAAACTGATACCGTCCATCATCAACACGTAAGCTACTTTGTGCTTCACGCTTTGTGTCTGCCATTCTTTGATTTCTTCGTTCATTTTCTTTAAGTGCTAAAATTCGTTATTCTCGACCCTT